AAACGCATGGCAATATGACGTCCTAATAAAATGTTGCAGTGCAACATGGCCAAATGGCAATGGGCCAACGCAGCTAGCTAGCAATGTGTTATTGCGAACCGCTCGCACTAGCCACAAGCAAAGGCCATTTCTAATCCCAGCGCGCTAAACGCAGCGTGCAAACTACGCGCGCCAACGCAGCGCAGCAAAGCCAGCGCAATCCGCGCTAGCTATGCTGCAATCCGTTTCTGGCAATTTGCCAGAGGGGGGTGGGTAGGGCCGTGGCCGCGGTGCGCGCGCGCGGGAGGGATCGCAAACAATTTTTATTTTTTTATTATTTGTAGATGCAAAAAAGCCACCCGCATCAAAGCCTGTTGCGTATCTGCATCCTTTGGATTATTGTACGACCAATGACTTTCTACTCACTGCCATTTACACCAGAGCGGGTGCAAGCCACCGAGTCGCGGCTGGAGTCTATCTATGAAGCTGCGCGCTACGGGCTAAAGGGTGACAGCCTCGCTATGGCCGCTGGCATGACACCGCGGCAGTTCCGCGTGTTAGCCGACGCTGACCCACTGGTCGAGATGGCTGAGATCAAGGGCAGGGCTGATGGCGAGATGACTGCGGCCAAGACCATGTACGAAGCAGCACGCGATGGCGACGCTAAGGCAGCACTCGACATACTGAAGCACAACCACGGCTGGGTAGCCAAGCAGCAGATCGACGTAAACATCGACCAACAGATAAGTATCACAGGCGCGCTGGAAAAAGCACAGACGCGCGTCATCGAAGGGCTGTACACAGAACTGCCCCGACTAGAGGACAACACATACCATGCAAGCACCGATATATTCAGCCCAAGACGAGATGGAGTTGATGGCAAGGTTGTGGTCGCCGACGCTGAAGGATGACCCACTAGCGTTCGTACTGTACACATTCCCGTGGGGGCAGGCTGGCACGCCGCTGGAACACTTCCCCGGCCCGCGTAAATGGCAACGTCAGATACTAGCTGACCTGCGTGACCACATCAAAGCAAACAACGGTAAGGTTGACTTTGACACCGCGCGCATGGCGACAGCGTCAGGACGCGGTATCGGCAAGTCAGCCTTAGTGTCATGGCTAACGATATGGATGCTATCCAGCAGGATCGGATCGACCACCATCGTGTCGGCAAACTCCGAGGCGCAGTTGCGGTCAGTCACATGGGCAGAAATTACTAAGTGGCTGGCGATGTCGCTCAACAGTCACTGGTTTGAGATAGCTGCCACACGCATCATGCCAGCCAAGTGGCTGACGGAACTGGTCGAGCGTGACCTTAAGAAAGGTACGCGCTACTGGTCAGTCGAAGGCCGGCTGTGGTCCGAAGAGAACCCAGACGCCTACGCTGGTGTCCACAACTTCGACGGTGTGATGCTCATATTCGACGAAGCCAGCGGTATACCCGACAGCATCTGGTCGGTGAGTGACGGGTTCTTCACAGAGAATACGCCGCATCGGTTCCATTTGGCGTTTTCCAACCCGCGGCGCAACACAGGCTATTTTTACGAAACGTTCCACAGCAAGCGGGCGTTCTGGTCAACACGCGTCATCGACGCACGCGATGTAGAGGGTACAGATAAAAACCTGTACCAGCGCATTATAGATGAGTACGGGCCAGACAGCTACCAAGCCAGTGTCGAAGTGTACGGCGCGTTCCCGTCAGAAGGCGACGATCAGTTCATCGGCAGCAATCTGGTCGATGATGCCATGAAGCGGCCAGCAGCCAAGGACAGCAGCGCGCCCATCGTCATAGGTGTAGACCCGGCACGGTTCGGGGCTGACGCTACGGTCATCGCCATACGGCAGGGCCGTGACATCCTAGAGTTGCGGAGACACCGCGGCGCGGACACGATGGAAGTGGCAGGATACGTCATCGACGCCATAGAGCAGTTCCAGCCGGCGCTGGTCTGCATCGACGAAGGCGGGCTAGGCGCAGGCGTCGTGGATAGGCTGAAGGAGCAGCGGTACAAAATACGCGGCGTGAACTTTGGCAACAAGGCTAAAAACCAGACGATGTGGGGCAACAAGCGCGCAGAGATGTGGGGTGCCATGCGTGACTGGCTCAGGACGGGCCACATCCCGACAGACAGGTTCCTGAAGACAGACCTCATCAGCCCCAAGACTAAGCCTGACAGCAGGGGTACGCTGTTCCTAGAAAGCAAGAAAGATATGAAGTCACGCGGGCTGGCCTCGCCAGACGCAGCGGACGCCATAGCGGTCACGTTCGCATTTCCTGTAGCATCTACTGATCCGCGTCTGACACGCGTTGACAAGCATCGCACAAGAGGCTATTCTCCCGCAGGAATTTCTACATCATGGATGGGGTCTTGACCATGGCAGCCAAAAAGGGTCTGTACGCTAACATCAACGCCAAGCGCGAACGCATCGCTGCCGGTTCAGGCGAGAAAATGCGTAAGGTAGGCGCCAAGGGCGCCCCTACAGCTAAAGATTTCAAAGAAAGCGCCAAGACGGCCAAGCCAACTAAGAAGGGTAAGTAAATGCCAGCCAACAAATATACGCGCAGCCTGTACAAAACCGGTACTGTAGCATCTGAGAAAGCTGCGATTGCTAACCGCGACCCAGCCCGCAAGGCAGCCGCTGAAAAGATTACGAAGCGCGAAGGCACGACAAGCCCCGCCGGCGCTCGCTCAGCACTATTGCGAATGGCACCACCAAGCAAGCCAGCTAAAACGCCAACAGTTAAAATGCCTGCTAAACCGTTAACAGCCAAACCGACTAAGAAAGGTAAGTAACATGAAATACCCTCCCGGATATAGAGGCCCTACATTACCTTCAGCGCCAGTGCGCGGTGGAGTAAGAAGAGGTGCAGACATTGGCCCCCGCATCAAAACAGGCTTGGGAGTTACTAGTGGCCCTAAGCCAAGCTCTGTCCCTCGCATCAAAACAGGCTTGGGAGCTATTAGTGGCCCTAAGCCAAGCCCTATCCCTCGTGTCAAAACAGGCTTGGGAGCTATTGGTGGCCCTAAGCCAAGCTCTGTCCCTCGCATCAAAACAGGCTTGGGAGCTATTGGTGGCCCTAAGCCAAGTGTCCGCGGCCCGCAAATTATCCGCACTACTACAAACATGAAGTCATCGCCAATGGGTAAAAAGCGTTAATCATGCCTCTTAGTAAGTCACCCAGCAAAGCTGCGTTCCGCAAGAACATCAAAGCGGAAGTAAATGCGGGTAAACCTGTGAAACAAGCCGTCGCCATCGCATATAGCGTGAAGCGCGCCGCCAGCAAAGGCAAGAAATAATTTATGGCCGACCCCACAGGCATTGAAGCGGCAGGCAAAGTCGCCAACGTAGGATCGAACGCGCCTAAGACAACGCGCGACGATCACGATAAGATGGCTACTATGCGTAGCCGTCTTACGATGACGCAGGCTGCGTATTCAGATAGCCGTGAGGACGAACTAGACGATCTACGCTTTATGGCTGGCAGCCCTGACAACCAGTGGCAGTGGCCGGCTGACGTGTTGTCAACACGCGGCAGCGTGCAAGGACAGGCTATCAACGCACGTCCATGCCTGACAATCAACAAGCTGCCACAGCACGTCCGTCAGGTAACAAACGAGCAGCGACAGAACCGGCCAAACGGTAAAGTAATACCCGCGGATGACAACGCTGACGTACAGGTAGCCGAGATATTTAACGGTGTGGTGCGCCACATTGAGTATATGTCAGATGCCGACGTTGCGTATGACACAGCCTGCGACAACCAAGTCACTTACGGCGAAGGTTACATCCGTCTGCTGACTGAGTATTGCAACGACGATACGTTTGACCAAGACATCAAGATTGGCCGCGTCCGTAACTCATTTAGTGTTTACATGGACCCCACTATCCAAGACCCATGCGGCTCAGATGCCGAATACTGCTTTATCACTGAAGATATACTAAAGTCAGAATATGAGCGTTTGTTTCCTGACGCATCGCCAATTAGCACATTATATAGCCAAGGCGTCGGTGATCAGGGCATTTCGTCGTGGCTACAAGAAGATACAATCCGCATCGCGGAGTATTTTTACAACGTCTACGACTCCGAAACGCTGCATCTGTACCCAAATAACCAGACTGCCAAGGCTAACTCGCCGGAAGACAAAGAACTTAAAAACATGTACGGCAAACCGCTTCGCACACGCAAAGTGGACCGAAAAAAAGTCATGTGGATGAAGACCAATGGCTATGACATTCTTGACGAGCGCGAATGGTCAGGCAAATATATTCCTGTCGTGCGCGTAATCGGCAACGAATGGGAAGTTGACGGACAGATATACATCTCTGGTCTTGTGCGTAACGCCAAAGACGCCCAGCGTATGTACAACTACTGGACCAGCCAAGAGGCAGAAATGCTTGCATTGGCGCCTAAAGCGCCATTTATCGGTTATGGCGGCCAATTTGAAGGCTACGAAAACCAGTGGAAGACTGCCAACACGACCAACTGGCCGTATTTGGAAGTCAACCCAGACGTTACAGACGGCGCTGGAGGCGTTCTCCCGCTGCCTATGCGCGCACAGCCACCGCTGCCCCAAACAGGTCTGATACAGGCTAAAATGGGCGCTGGAGAGGACATCAAGGCCACAACCGGCCAGTACGATGCGTCGTTGGGCGAGCAAGGCAACGAACGGTCTGCAAAAGCTATCGTCGCACGCGAAAAGCAGGGCGATGTCGGCACGTATCACTACGTTGACAACCTTGCGCGGGCAATTCGCTACATCACGCGCCAAATCGTCGATATGATCCCTAAAATCTACGACACGCAACGCATCGCACGCATCATTGGTGCTGATGGCGAAGTTAGCATGGTCAAAATGGACCCGTCGCAGGAAGAAGCTGTTACGGAAGTGCGTGACGAAACCGGCGCGTTGATTGAAAAGATTTACAACCCCGGCATTGGTACATATGACGTTATGGTCACTACTGGCCCCGGCTACATGACCAAGCGTCAAGAAGCACTCGACGCCATGAGCCAGATTTTGCAGTCTAACCCAGAACTTTGGTCTGTTGCCGGTGATTTGTTTGTCAAGAACATGGATTGGCCCGGCGCGCAGGAAATGGCGGAACGGTTTAAGAAAATCCTTGATCCCAAGGTACTGGCTACCGACGAAGAGTCGCCTGAAATGGCTGCTGCACAAGAGCAAATGGAAGTTATGGCGCAAGAACTGAACCGCATGGTCGATATTATTGAAGGCGTGCAGGCAGACGCTGCGAAGCGTGAAGTAGACATCAAGGAATACAAGGCACAGGTAGACGCCTACGATGCAGAAACAAAACGCATCAGCGCCATGCAAGCGGGGATGACAGAAGAGCAAATTCAGGATATTGTCATGGGGACGATTGCAGGCGCATTGGATACAGGTGATTTGATTAGCGGATCACCAGAAATGCGTGAGCAACCTCAAATGATTGAAGAAATGCGTGAGCAACCTGAAATGACCGAAGAAATGCCTCCGCAGCAACCAATGCAAGATACGGGCGGTATGCCTGAGATGCCACCTGAAGGAATGATGTAATGACCGTAAGCCTTAAACATACCTTTCAGTCTGCTAAAGTTGATAGCGCCGACGCAACGATTGTCCAGCCATCCAACTGGAACCAAGAACACGTATTGACAGCGGCTGCGGGTAAAGTTCTTGGCCGAGATACGTCAGGCGCAGGCGCGGTGCAAGAGTTGCCTATTTCCGTTACGTCTGCGGGCGATGTTACTATACCTAACAACTTTGCCGTCACAGGCACTACGACGCTTACCACCGCACTTGGTGTTGCGTCGGGCGGCACCGGCGTAGCCACACTTACAGCTAACAACGTCCTGATCGGGAATGGTACGTCTGCTGTTTCGACTGTTGCGCCCGGCGCATCAGGTAACGTACTTGTCAGCAACGGTACATCGTGGGCGTCTTCAGCGGCAGCAGTGGCCTACCCGCAAAACATCCAATCAGCAAACTACACGCTGGTTATTAGTGACGCAGGCAAGCAGATATTTCACCCTGTGGCCGACACCACTCCACGCAAATACACTATCCCATCAAACGCCAGCGTCGCGTTTCCTATCGGCACGGTAGTATTGTTTACAGTAGAAAACAGCGGTACGTTTGTAACCGTAGCAATAAACAGTGATACACTTGTTTTTGGTGCGGGAACAACAGGGACGCTTGCAGTCGCCGCAAATAACACG